TTAGAATTTTGAGGGTGGTAATATATGGTAACTATACGAGGGGTAATATCCAAGGAGCAAATTAGGGATTGGCTAGAGAATTGGAAATCCTTAGAGGCTGGGGACAAACTACCGGACGCTATATCTCTTAATTCGGGGTCTACGTCGATGGATGGTATTACCAGCGGCCAAATAAACAAGATCATGCTGGATGATGCATTAAGTAAACTTCCGTCGGAACTAAAGCGGGTGGTGTATCTTCGGTGGACTTCTGCGGAGAAGATCCGGTTTAAGCAAGCACTTTGGGCGCTAGGTGTCCAGAAAAGTGAGTATTACAGGCGCTGTGACTTGGCTATAGCTAAACTTTACGACATCATAAACGGTCTGGCTTTGAACTACGCAAAGTTGTACGATAAAATTCATTGACATGCCGGGGGAATTTTTGGTATATTATTGCTAACGTAAGATTTTTGTATACAAAATTGGAAAATTTCCACGGGGCTGGCCTATCACAGGCTTAGCCCCTTTTAATACGGGAAAAACTTCATAATCCGAACATTTACGCAGTAGGAATTATGTCCGTCATTCGCGGACTTTTTTGTTTTTACTGCTTTTAGCTTTACCCGTAAAACGTAGCAATCCGGCGTAATCTGTAGATCATGAAAAAAGCCTAAACACGTAAAGTAGCACGTTATTTCAGTATAAGAAAAACATTAAAATCACGGCTTAAGGCTGTAAATGGTCTAATACGGGTATTTCATAATTCTGCTACTTGTCATAGTACTCATTATCGGACCCAATTAGAGAAAGGGGTGCCTCTTATGGCAATAGACGCAAAAACAATACGGCCCACGTTGCCAGAAGGGTACGACCCTTACGACATGACTATTAAAGTGCAATTTAACCCAAAGGCCGACGCGATGAACTTTATACACATTGCCCGTAAACTCCCTCTTTTGGCCTGTGGGGCTGCCGCAAAGAGTAAAGGCGTACCCTGCACCATGTCAGCGGGGTTCGGAACTAGCCACAAAGGCTACGGACGCTGTAAGTTTCATGGGGGCTGCAGTACGGGACCTAAAACGGCAGAGGGAAAAGCGAATGTGGGACGTACTAGAATCCATGGCCTTTACGCCCAGGTACTGAGCCCACAGGAACAGACCATATTCGAAAGTCTTAACAACGGAGAACGGAAAGTAGCCGACCTAGAGCTTGAGATAGCCATGCTTAAGACTAAGATACTGGTCTACCTGGAAAGTTGGCGTAATAAATATAGCGATAAGCTGGCGTCTAGAGGTGAAGCAGCCGCGGAAAACGCTACTAAGGTATATTTTAGCCAAGGCCTAGACGGTAGTAGTCGAAATTATTACCACGCGGGAACGATTGAAGATAATGCCCTAGATCGGGCTCTGAACACATTAGGCCGCCTGGTAGAAAAACACGACCGGTTAAACGGCGGAAATGGTGGCGACCTAACCGATAAGATTAACCAGGAGCTACGATCTGCTAGCTTCGGCCAGGTATCGGTAGCTTGGGGAAAACGCCCCGCGCAGACCAGGGAGGATGGTTAGTCCTTGATAGACGGAAGCAGTGCCCTTAAGCATGAATTCTACTACATGGAAGACATAGACCCGGTAAGTGGCGCACCGACTATTACAGCCGTACCTAAAACCGTGGCAGCTGCAAGACAGGGCGTACCCTATAACATAATAAACAGCTTTGACGAAATATTTAAGCCGGAAAACCTGCGTGAAGCATGGCGTCTAATGCGGCGTAATGACCCTTTCGACTACCAGCTGGAAGTAGCCGACGCGATCCTTTACAGCTGCTTAAATAAAATGGGCTGGTACTTCGTTGTAATGATCTCCAGGCAAGCCGGTAAAAACGAAATAAGCGCCTTCATACAGCAGTACTTACTTCTGTATGGCTGGTATTTTGGTGTTAAGGTGTCCGGAGTAAAGTTCGCCCCTGTTTACAAACCGCAGGTACAGGCGTCAATGGATAGGCTAGAGGGAGCCGACACCCCGGACAGTGGCGGGTTATCAGGCAGTGTATTAACTAAAGACGTCTGGCAGAAATCAGACGGTTATAAATATCACATAGGAACGCCCCGCGATACGAATAAGTGGGCGTTCCTTTCTATTGGTCCCCGTGCTAACGTCGCGTCACAGACCGCACTTACCCTGCTGGAGGGAGACGAAGCCCAGGATATCGATACAGATAAGTGGGAACGTGACGCGCAGCCCATGGGTGGCTTTAATAACGCTACTACAGCTTTTTACGGGGTTGCCTGGACTAAGGTAAGCCACATATACCAGGCCCTTACCCAAGCTTATGACATGGAAGTTAGGCTAGAGAAGGAATTAGGATACAGGCCTAAGCTGGTGTTTAAGGTAGACGCCTACCGGGTTATAGCGTCGGGTAACGAGAGCTACAAGAAGGCCTTCGAAAGCCAGGTAGCGCGTCTAGGTATTAACCATATAGCGATACAAACCCAGTACTTGCTTAACTTTATCGACAGCATAGGGCGTTTTTTTGATGCGGAGCAGATGGCTAGGATCTACGCGAACAGCTACAGGCCAAGAGTAGGCCCAGAGCGTAACAAGATATACGTATTTGGGCTGGACGTAGCCGGGCAGGAAGAAAACCCCACTACAGCTGAGGAAAACATAGGCGAGCATAAGCGCGACGCTACGAACTTGGTAATAGGGGAACTTATGCTAGACGGGGCCGTAGTGCCGGTGTGCCCGTATCAATGGGTAGGCAAGGCACACAGCCAACAACGGGAGCAAATGTTAGCCATAATAAAACATTGGGGCTGTATTGGGGGCAGCGGAGACGCTACAGGCATAGGTGAGCCCCTAATGTACTGGCTTATCGAAAGCCTGCCAAACCTGGAAATAGAAGCATATAAGTTTAAAGCCGCCGGAGACGAAAATAAGAGTAAGCTAGGCTACTTAGCGTACAACTACGTAACCGCTGACAGGTTTAAGGTACCCCAAATACCCGCTGGTTATTCGCAAGCACAGCGGATAATATGGGAAGAGTTACGCTGGCAGCTGGAAAACCTGGTACGCGAAGCCAAAAAAGAGCAGCGTATTAATTGGCACGTACCGGGAAATAGCAAGCCGCGTTTCGACGGACACGTACCGCACGACGACCTAGCTACGGCGTGTTTTTTACTGATTAGAGCGGCTTACTATATTCGGAATCCAAACAGCCGTAAAGCCCAGGCATTCGACAGGACAGGCGTTATGTAAGAAAGGGGTTAGGATATTGGCTGTAACAAACGTAATACCAGAAACCTTAAGCGCTGCCCTAGCAGCTGACGCTACCGCCTGGGCCGCGCTTAACGGAAAGTGGATTAAAGACTTACTGGATAAACATACCGCCTGGCTGGAAGAATCTAAAGTAAACGTATATCAAAAGGCCTATGACGGATATCTAGAAAGCATTGACCTTAGGGAAAAGGCCAGGGGTGACGACACAAATAACAAGCTGCAGGTAAACTACGCGCAGCTGGTGATAGATACGACCGTAGACTATTTAACGGGCAAGCCGATCATATGGACGGTGGAAGATCCTGAAAAGAAGGCGTCACAGGAACTAATAGACGCGTACCGTGACGATCTGCTTAAGCTGCTGCGTAATGAAGACGCCCAGAGGATCCTATCCGAAATGCTCCGACAGGGTAGCTTAGCTGGGTACAGCGCTATAATTGCCTGGCCTGACGAAAAAGGGAAGATAGACTACGACGAATTCCCCGCCCAGGAGGTTATCCCGGTCTACGACGACCGTAAGCGGCTGCGTATGGTACTTAGGACGTACCAAGTAGATATGCCGAAAGCTGATGGGAGCGTAGACAGCCGTACCCGTGTCGAGGTGTACGACGAAAAGTACCTTACGTATTACCTTTCCAGTGAATCCGGGGAAGATTACGAGTTAGACGAATCAGAAGTAGCTACTGGAAACCCCGTAGAACATAAAGCGGGGCGTATTCCCATAGCTATTTTCGTTAATGGGACGCCTGCTACGTACGAAAAGCGCCTTAAGCTAAACGGGACCAGTGATCTTGGAAACGGGATACTAACCCTGCTGGAGAATTACGCCGCCGTCATGTCTGATAAGGCTAATACGGTAGATTACCTTTTAGATCAGTTTTTATTATTATCAGGCGTTGACACAGACGAGGGCGAAGTTATAAAGATGCGGAAAGCTCGGGCCATAGTCTTAAAGGCTAAGGAGTCCTTAGCTGAGTTTATTAGTCAGTCCCAGGACGACGCTAGCGTAGAACACCATTTGGACCGTTTACGGGATACTATCCACGATATGGGGCAAATCCCCAAGCTGGGGGATTTAAGCGGCGCCACGGCTACCGAAATTAAGGTAAAGTATTCGGCGTTAGATATTAAGGCCGGAAAGAAAGAGTTGTACTTTGGTGGAGCTATCCGGCAGCTTATCGCGGTTCTTACAGACTTGCTAAACGCTAAGCGACTCACAGAAGCAGGGGTAGAAGACACGTACGGCGTACTTAGTGGGGAATTATCACCACCAACTAGTACGCCTCTTTATATGGCGGAGTGGGTAGCTTACACGATTAACCGGAATATGCCCCAGAACTACCTTGAAATTGCGCAGATTGTCACCAACCTAGCGGGAAAGGTACCAGACGCCTATCTTTATGAATTGTTGTGGTTTGTGGACGATCCCGTGGAAGCCCTGGAAGAAATGAAGAAGCAGAACGAGGAAACAGCTACGGCAAGCGCTAAAGCAGCAGCCGCATCAATGGGTTTTACTGGGGAATTTGCGAGTACTGGGGCTGGTTTAAGATATGGCCGATGAACTAGACGCATCTGTATTAGCCAGGAGACAAAAGGACTTAGAGGGTTATTTAGACAGGTACCGGGAAATTATAGATAAGCGCCAGGTTAAATACGCCGCAGATATGCGACCTCTTTGGCTACGCATAAACCGAAATATTACAGCTGAGCTAAAGGCCGTGTATGCCGAGTTACAGGACGCAAACGGAGTTCCAATCACTAGGTTACCCATACCTGAAGCTAAGTACCGAAATATGCAGCGTAAAATAAAGCATTTGGCAACTCTTCAGCAGCGGTTAGCGGGTATGTTAAAGGTTAAAGAGCAGGACGTAAAACTAGGGCGTAACCTGGCCTACGAGTATAGCCGAGCGTACTACTACAATGCCTACGCGTTAGAGCAATCCGCGCAAGTGCTCGTAATGGTACCAGAACTTACTGAATCCCAAGTAATGGGCATACTGGCGAATCCATGGCTACCAGACGGGGCAACGTATAGCGATCGTATCAGGTCTAGCGCGGTCTACTTAGCCGGCAAGATGGAAAAGACAATGGTAGAAGCTGTGGGCAATGGCTGGGACTGGAACAGAACAGCCCGTAGGATACAAGACGTAGCCAAGGAGGGTTACTTTAACAGCGTAAGGCTAGCACGAACAGAACTAAACAGGGCAGCCGGACAAGGCGCTAATAACCTGTACATGGAAAACGCCGATATATTAGACAACAAACGCTGGAACGCTACGTTAGACAGCCGTACAGCTCCTAAAGACGCCCGAAACGATGGCAAAGTATACCCATTGGAGTACGATACCCCAGAAATACCAGGCCTACCTGGTGAACGTATACCGAATCACCCAAATTGTCGGTGTAATTGGACGCCGGTACTTAGTGCGTTAGGTGTTAGTACGCGGGAACGGATAGCTCGGGGAGCTGGCGACAGTACAGATAAATTCGGGGAACGCATTTATACTAAGGCCCGGACATACGAAGAATACGCAAAGGAACGCGGTCTACCGGACTTAAACGAACGCCTTGCGAACGATAATCCAAAGAGCTACCTAAGACAGGGCGAAAGCCTTAGCGCGTATGGAGCTGCGGTAGGTGTACTTCCAGGTGTAGCGACAGATGTAAAAGCAGCTGTAACAACTACCCCAGAAACATGGGTTGATAAGTTTACAAAAAGTATACCGAATGGCGGTATAACGTCAGAAGTACAGGTACGCGAGTTGGGATCTCAGGTTAGAGCTCAGTTAGAGCTAGAAATTGGTAAGGCTTCGGAAGAAATAGCTAATCTGGAGAAAGCACGTAGGGAATTACGGGATAAGCTACTTGAAAATGCTAACGCTGGGCTAGACTATAAGGAGTTAAGCGACGAGCTATACAAGGTAGACCGGAGGTATGTCGAGTTGCTTAACGCCAGGGATAACGGTAACACGAACCGAGCTGATACAGTACGCAACGTAATAAGACAGCTGCGGTCCGTAGGCACGAACGGCGGTACGGTTACGCAGCCATGGACTAAGCGCAGTAACAAAGAAGTGAAGGCAACGCTGGAAGAAGTAAGGGAATACCTACCTACGGCCTGGCTAGAAAAGTCTAGTAATAGTGAAATACTGACTAAGACTGGACAGCGGGGCTACTACCGACAAAAATGGGGTAAAGATACCGCTATAATAAGCTTAAGTGGTACTGGAACAGCGGGACGTCTCCGTGTAGCCTTCCACGAACTAGGCCATAGATTCGAGGACGTTGTGCCGGGTATTTTTAAGTTAGAGCGGGAATTTTACCAACGCCGTACAGCGGGCGAGTCCTTGCAATGGCTGGGACCTGGTTACAAGGTTACCGAAAAGTCACGCTTTGACCAGTTTCTTAGTAAGTACATGGGTAAAGAATACCGCGACGACTACCACGAACTACTAAGCATGGGCCTGGAAAGTCTCTTTACGGGTAGCTATGACCTATCAAAAGATACAGATTTCTACGACTTTATACTGGGGCTGGTGAGTGTACTATGAAATATAGCGTAACCGGAAAGATAGGCGGACATACGTATATCGTAATCTACAGCAAGCTTCCAGCGCTAAAGCCGAGGCTTACTGGTGACGATGTAGCCGTTAAGCTTATCGAGATACGAGCCCAGGCGTTACAGGGGAGTATACTTGGCCCTGTAGGTATGTACTTTGACAGAGACTACCTAAACGACCCGCTGGCTGCCTTATTTGTAATACGGGAAGTATTCGACGAAATTGTAGAAGCTTCTGGCGACGTACCAGAAGCACCCGACGTACCGGGTGGGGCTATCTGCTAAAGAAAGGGGGAACAATATGTCTTACGAAGTAAAACAAAACTACCTAAACTATAACCGCCCAGGAACGGCGCTTTCAGCAGAAGGCGCCGTTTGTCATTCCACAGCCACGCCAGGGGCTACTGCCCAAAACGAACACGATTACTACGACGGAGGTAAACGGGGGGCATCAGCTCATACGTTCATAGACTGGGATAGCATAATTGAAACTATACCCTGGGATGAACGCGCTAACCACGCAATGCCGCAGGCTAATAAGCGGTATATCGGAGTCGAGTTATGCGAGCCCCGTGACGACGATCCGGAACGCTTTATAAAGTTTGAAGAGGTATGGAAGCGTGGGGCCTGGTATTTAGCGGAAATTTTCGTAGCAAAGGGCTGGGGTATCGAACGTCTACACAGTCACAAATGGGTAAGCGAAACGTACCACGAAAGCGATCATACGGACCCGTACGAGTATTTTAAGAAGTACGGTAAGACCTTTTCTGACTTTAACGACGCGGTAGCTGCTGAAATGGCAGCTATAAAGGGGGGGGATGAATTTATGCCCGACGTATCTGTAGTTTATTTTACGGCTGCCGACCAGTCGTTAGCCCTTATATGCGCTAACGAGAATGGCGGCTGCGCTATGTACTGCCGAAACGGTAGCCCAGGAGTTCACGCCGATGCAAAGAAAGCTAAAAAGATTATTAATATTGGGGGGCCGGAACTAAAGTTACCCGGCGAAGTATGGCTTAGCGGTAACGGTGCTAAAGAAACGCTCAAGGCTGTGGCCGCTAATCTTTAGAAATCGATTTCGGTATACTTTAGGTATTCAATTTTTACTCGGTATACTTTACCGGGTACTTATAAAGTTTTCGTTTTTAGGCTATCGTAAAGCCTTTTTTGTGTTTAGAGGGTATCGAATAACCCTTAATACGTTTTCCGGTATCTCATAACCGGGGAAGAGGTAGGACATGGGTATTAAAGCGTTACAGGCACAGTACAAAGCGGGAAAATTGACTAAGGAAGCTTACCTAGTAGCTGTAAAAGAACTACTGGAGGCCAAGGAAATTACCCAGGAAGAACACGACGGGGCTGCGGAGTATGACCCAACTAAGGACGGCGTGGCTATTTACACGCAGGAAGACGTAGACGGCATGGTAACGCGTAAAGCGTTAAGCATGGTACGTAAAGCCTTAAAAGACGGCGGTGTATCTGTAGACGTCGATAATAAGGGGTTACTGCCAAAGCTGGCGGAACTAGCTAAGGCTGGAACCGACCAAAAACCGCCTACTGCTACCGATCTGGAAATAGCGGAACTACGTAAGAAGGCCGCCAAGTACGACACGGCTGCCGAAGACATGAAAGGCCTAACGCTGGAAAACGCAGTACTTAAAACAGCTAGTAAGTTTAACCCAGTCAATTCGGCCCAGGTAGTAAGGGCGCTTAAGGCAGATTACAGCGGCCATATCGAGTACGACGATGTTACCGGGGAGCTTATACCAGGGAGCATAGAACGTGCAATAGGGCGGCTAGTAAAAGCGGAACCTAACCTATTTCAAGATCCGGGTAGCGATACAGGCAGTGGCTTTCGGGGTAAGCCACCTGGTGGGGGAAATCCTCCGCTGTCTACGGGTGACCTGGAGAAGAACAAAGCAGTAGCCCTAAAGATGCTGGGAATCGAACCTAAGAAGTAAAAGAAAACAGGAGGTATAAATACAAATGGCTATTAACAACGACGTAACCATTAGAACTACTAGCGTAACCGGCGCCCGCGAAATTAAAGCTAGCGCACATTATGCGTATATCTTAAATGGTGCTACCTTGGACGGTAGCAAATTCTCCATAGCGGAATTAGTGCTGGAAGGCCAATGCTTGGTAAAGGACGACGCAACCGGGAAGTATGAAAAGTACGCGGACGGAACGGGAAATACAGGCCCCGCTATACTCCTAGGGGCTAATGCGATTACCCCAGCAGCTGTAGCTGGACTGCACGCAAACACTAAGTTGGCCGTAGTAGTTAGCGGCACGGCATTTGAACTCGGTAACGCGGCATTAAAGGCACTTCCTATTGCGGCTGCTGCGGCTAAGCCGGCGGTACTAATCGGAGGCGGCGCTATTAATAACGCGGCTGCTAACGGAGCGCACGCGTCTACCGTACTTACTATTACGATTAATGGTAAAGCCTATACAGCGACTAACGCCGTACTGGCAGCCCTAGCAGCAGATAGCACAGACGCCGTGATAGCTGCCGCGTTATCTACAGCGGCCAACGCTGACGGTACTACAGTAGCGGACGTCGCAGAATTAACTCTGTTAGGAAGTATTATCCATATCTCTACCCGTAAAGCTGGGGCAGACCAGACCATAGCCATAGCAGGTACTTGGGGCGCTGCTGGTGACGAAGCCCTTTTTGAGGGTATCTTCGGAATTGCGTTCCCTGCCACAGCAGCTGGGGCAGCAAGCGCCGCCGAAACAATAGCCACAGCTATTTCTTCCCTGGCCGTAGCCAGTGGCTTAACAGTGGCAGATTTAGCCATGGTATACGTAGACGCTGCTGGTAAGCTGCGAATTGTCACCAAGGACTTCGGAACAGCGCAAACCATAGCCATTACGGGAACTTGGGGCGCGGTTGGGGATGAAGCCACGGTAGAAGGTATTTTAGGGGTTGCTTTACCGGCGAGCTCTGTAGGTACGGGCGTTTTTCCGGTGGGTAAGTCTAACCCCGTAATTCTGGATGAATCCGTAAAGTTCGTTGTTGACGATCTAGGTGCTAATCCGGACATTACCGTAGGCCAGTGTATCGTACATGGGGCAGTTTACACGGGTATGTGTATCGGACTTACTAGTACGTTTAAGGCTGCCCTAGCTGGCGCCGTACGCTTCGTATAAGAAATAAAGGGGAGGTATAAAGACATGGCCGGATTAGCACAATACTCTATTTTCTTCGAGAATCCACTTTTGACCGAAACAATTAAGGAAGTACCCGTACCTGCTACGTTTATCGGGCAGGAGTATTTACCTGCAGTAGAGTCCTACGAAATGGAATGGCATGAAACGGTAATCGAGCGGCAGGCAGACATGGCGAACATTGTAGATAACGGAGCTGAGCTGCCACTAACGGACCGCGATCCTATGAGTACCGTAAGCGGCCAGATCGTTGATATGGGGCAGTCTTATATCGTGGATAAGAAAGAGCTGGGGGCGCTCCTGGACAAAGGAAACGCACAGCGCCGACTCATTGCAGAAAAGCAGCTACTCGGAAAAACGGCCACTGTAAAATCTAACATTGACGCACGTGTAGAATGGATGCGCTGGCAGGCACTTGGTAGCGGGGCTTTAACGTATAACAAAGACGGTATTATCCTGGGTGTAGACTTCAAAGTACCGTCGGGTAATAAAAAGATTGCAGGTACCAAGTGGGATGATATCAACCCTACGATCCTTGCGGATCTCGAGCTATGGAATCAGTCGTACGTAGACCTTAACGGTATGACGCCGGACGACTTCGTATGTGGCATATCTATCATACGGACTATTATGAACGACGCCGGGGTACGTTTAGGCGTTACTGGCTTAACTAACAAGCTTCTGACAATTGAAGAACTTAACGCGTTCTTAAGAGGGCGGCAGATGGCCCCGTTACGTGCCTTCGATACGTCGGTAACTTACCGAGACGTAAACAATAATGGCGTCCGTGTATCCCAGCGGTTGCTTAGTGCTAAGGTAGGCGTATTCCTAGTACGGGGTAGCATGATTGGAGAGCAAATCATGGGTCCGACTATTGAAAACAAAATGAACCCAGGCATTTACGCCCGTACGTTTACCCAGGAACGTCCTATGCGCGAGATCGTAGAAGTAGTTGCTTCCAGTTTCCCTAAAGTTAAAGAACCGAAGCTTATTATGCCTTGTACGGTAATGCTGTAAGTTTTATCATTACGGGGGCCGTCTTTAGTATTAGCGGCCCCTAGTTTTTTATTCGGGGGTAAACGAATGTTTGTAATTTTACGGGGTACGGTAACCTTCCAAGGTAAAGACGTACATGCAGGAACGGGAATTGTCCTGCCGGAAGCTAGCGCGAAGTCTTTAGTAGCGTCAGGACTGGCCGAATTTGTAACGGCAGACGAACAGAATGGGGAAGTAGATGTATCAAAGGCTGCGGAAGGTACAAATACCCAAGAAGCGGACGCAATAGCCAAGGACGACGCCCTAGCTAAGCTTACAAAGGCCTTAGACGATCAATATAAGCGGGACGAACTAGCTACAGAAGCGAAGGCTGTAGGGGTAGAATTCCCGTACAATGCCAAAAAAGACGAAATCATAACGGCGGTTATCGCACAAGGAAAGGAAGCCGCCCTATTAAAGTAAAGGGGGCTAACTCATGTATCTAACAGCTGTAGAATTGACGACTACGTACTACCCTAAAGCCGCGACTATGGAAGTACCAGAAGTAACCACGTACCTAGCACGGGCTAACGCCTATGCCCAGGGGATTATTGGGGGACCGCTGGCCGCCGGCTACGTAGACGAAGGACTAAAAGCGGCCGTAGCTATGGCATTTGAGGTTTTCGCCCAGGGTGAAAGCGCCCAGGTAGACGCCGTAACCGGAAACATAACCGAAGCAGCGCCTAGCGGATACTACCAAGTAAAGCGTCCAAATCCGCTGGACACGGTTAAGACGATGCTTATACCGTATTCTTTTTTGTATGTAAGCCTATTACCTGCTGCGGGGCTACGTACCGTACAATTCCTATGAGCGGAACAACTATTAGGCTAGACTCCCACTTTGAACGTTGGGAATCCTGGCTTAAGAACCTAGATAAGAAAGACGTAGACCGCATGAAAGATCGGGTACTACGTACCGCGGGTTTAAGAACCCTGGAGTATGTACACGACCTAACTCCGCGCCGTACTGGACGTCTGCAAAACAGTTTTTCAATGGGTGGTTCGGATAACGTGTTTAGCGTTAAGGTAAGCCGTAAGGTATCGAAAGCCGTAGTAGGTACGAATGTGCCCTACGCAAGGCACATAAACGACGGATTTACACAAAAGGCCGGGCAATTCGTACCAGGAGTATGGAGTAACGGAACATTCCACTACCAGCCAGGAGCAGCTACAGGTATGGTACTGACGGGTAAAACAATTGAAGGAGCTCACATGTTCGAAAAGGCTATGGACTATCTGGAAGACGACATACCACGAATAATGGAGTATGAGATACGGCGTTTATGGCATGAACTGGGGGGAGGATAATGGTGGCATACGATCAAGAATTATCGGCTTTACAGCGTTGGGTAAAAGCAACAGCGGGCCTAAATTCCGTACGACTACGCGACGCCGCCCCTAAAGTAGCCCGTCCTATAATTCTATGGGAAACGCCGGGCCGTAAAAAGGACCGTAACTTAAGTAGGTATTTGTACGTAACCAAAGTTACCCAGTATGGTAGGCTATATGTGAATAGCGTAGACCAACTCATAGACCTACAGGAATCCCTATTAGGGGATCTTGAAGAGAAGGTGGGCGTATTACCTGTCTACGGCAACGAAGGGGCTGTAATAGCGTACCTAAAGGCTGTAGAACTCATTTTCCCAGAAAGCCAGGGTATAAATATCACTAGCTTGGACGTAGCTTTTCATATTACGTACGAAGCCACGTACTCCAGAACAAAACCAGTAGACCCACCGCCTGCTACGTTTGTGGGTACACGGGTAAAATTAACATTCTAAAAAAGGAGGACAACTAAATGGCGGGTACTTATTTAGAGGGCAGCAGCAAAGTATTAAGCGGCGTTTACTCCCTAATCAAAGCGGCTGTATCTGCGGTATCGTTAGGCGCTAGGGGTATTGTGGCTTATCCGTTTACGGCGGACTGGGGGCCAATAAACGTACTTACGGTTACGGCGTACGGCAGTGAATTCGACAAGCTTTTCAATGCGGCTGGAAGTAGTTTAACTTCTGGTAAGATTAGTAAACACGCGTTTAAAGGTAAACCGCAGCAGCTACTAGCGTATCGCATGGCTACCAGCGCAGCAGCTAAGGGCACGTGTACGTTAGACGATGCCGAAGCCGCCGATTCTATCGTCATGGAAACGTTGTACCCCAGCGCTAGGTCTTTTGTGGCAGCAGTAAAAGCTGGAAGTACTGCGGGCGCTGTAGTTATCGAAATAACGGAAGGCAGCGTATTACTTGTTAGCGTAGAAGGATCGACAGTAGCTGCGCTGGCTGCGGCGCTAAACACTAGCGACTATGTACGGGTTACCGATACGGGCGACAATATGCCTGCGGTTACATCTGGGGAGGCGTTCGCCGGAGGAAACAACGGCAGTACAGTGACGGAAGCAGAATACACAAACTTTTTAACAGAAATCGAAGCCGACGGAACGCCTAACGCCTTCTCATTTGACGCCGTAGAAGACGAAGATATACTCACTTTAGCGGAAACTTGGGTGAAAAGAGTACGCGACGAAGGCATGTACATTACATGGGCTAGAGGCGGCCCGCTATCCTGGGATAATGACATGCCGAGCGCTAACGCGAAAAGTAAGGCGCTTAACTGGCGGGGAATTATTAACGTCGGTAACGGTGTAGACGGGTACGGCGCGGCAGAAATGGCGATCTTTATAGCCGCTAGGGTGGCTAGTATTGCGCTTAACCGGACGGTAACCGACGAAGTTATAGACTACGCCGACGTCAATAAAAAACTTACCCCGGGGCAGCGTATCGTAGCTAAACAGTCAGGTACCCTGGTATTCGTAAAGGATGGTAAATCGGTACTAATTGACGAAGGTGTAGGAACGCTTACAGCGCCGCACACAGACGAAGTGGTAGAAATGGGTAAAATCCGGGTTAACAATGCACTAGACGCAGTAACTAAAGACCTGGAAGCCTTCGGGAACGAGTACAAGAAATCGCGAAGTAACACGCAAGAAGCCCGCATAACCTACGCAGCTACCGTAGAAGACAGTTACTTTAGGCCCCTGGCTTCCTTGGAAGTAATAAAAAACGATTACTTCTATATTCAGGATCCGGAGTACCACGGAAAAACTGCAGTGTTTACCCCTAAAATTGACGAAGCTTTTTTCTTTTCTGGCATCTGGCCCGTCGATTCTATGGAACGTATCTACCAGAAAATCAGCGTAAATTTCTAAAGGAAGGAGGGGTAAGCTATGGCAAACTTCGAAGTTAACGAAGCCATCAACGGGCTATACGGTTATGTTTATGATGAAAGCGGCCAACAGCTGCAGAGTACGCAGGAATTCGACGCTGCCGTAGACCTGGAAAAGCAGGTAATAAAGCAGGCCGGTAAGTTTATGGGTGGTCATAAGGTTATGGGTGGTACAGGTAAGGGAAGCGCAAAAATGCTTAAGATTGATAGCCGCCTGCAGAAGAAAATCGCGGATAATCCCACGGCTAAATACAATTACATTGGTAAGCTTGCTGACCCAACATCTAACGGGCAGGAAGCCGTACTGTTAAAAGGCCTTAGCTTTGACACAATACAGTTAATGGGCTTTAAACTGGGCGAGTTGGTAGAAGTAGACTTACCGTTTACCTTTGATGACTACCAATACCAGGACACGATAGAATAAAAAAATAAGGGGGCTGGCGTAAAGCTGGCCCTACTTACGTAGGGGGTAAAACGATGGCTAAATTTATCACACTAGACGACGTACTAGGCAAAGATGCCGCGGAACTTACAGCGGCACAAGAAGGCGAATTTATGACCGTTAAACTTGGTTTAGTTCCGTATACTGCTATAGATCATGCGGAATACAAGCAGGCTAAAAAAGATTGCGTTAAACGTGTACCGGATGGTACAGGGGCTATGGTACCAGAAGTTGACGACGATAAGCTTATGCTACGGATTATTCAGGCTGCGGTAGCTAAGGACAAGCGAAGTACGTTTACATTCTTGGACAAGACACTACGGGAAAAATTAGGACTAACTACGGGCGACGAAGTAACTGCGGCGCTGCTTAAACCAGGCGAAATCCTAAATTTCGCGGTAGCTGTGCAGGGCTTAAGCGGCTTCGGTAACCGATCCCAGATCGAAAACGAAAAAGCGGTAAAAAACTCCTAAAGTCTAGCGCGGAAGCAAAACTACTGGCTTATATATGGCAGGAAAAAGGGGTACTTCCCGGAGTCATATATAACCTACCCGCGCTAGAACGGGAATTCGTATATCGGGCTACCCTTGACGAAATAAAGGCCAGAAATAAAGCAGCCAAGCAGCGCTAAGAAGGGGGGATAACTTATGTCTAATCCGTTTACAATGGGCGCCCAAATAGTTCTAAACGATCAATTTACGCCCCGTATTAATAACGCGGAGCGGGCCTCTCACAGCTTTAGGGAGAGCTTGTTTAGCCTTAAAGGAGCGCTCGTCGCTGTAGCCGGAAGCATGGCGATAAAGGCTAGCTTTGGTTGGTTAGTGCAGGGTAACGCGGATATGGAGACATACCAAAATACGCTAGCTGTAGTTTTGGGAAGTCAGACGAAAGCTGTAGAAACGTTAGCCTGGGCGCAAAAGTTCGCAGCACAAACCCCCTTCGAGATACCGCAAGTTGTAGAAGCTACTACACGAATGGCTGCGTACGGACTCAGTGCTAAAGAACACCTAGGAACGATAGGCGATATGGCTAGCGTAATGGGCAAAGACGTTATGCAGGCTGTAGAAGCGGTAGCAGACGCGCAAACAGGAGAAACAGAACGGCTTAAAGAATTCGGCATAACAAAAAAAATGGTAGCGGAGCAGGCTAAATTAATGGGTGGTGCTAACCCTATAAACAAAGCGGGCGGAATTGCAGACCAAGAAGCATTTAACGCCGCGTTATTCTCCCTAATGAAGAAACGATACAGTGGTGGCATGGCGTTACAGGCTAAAACCTTTACGGGTATGCTATCGAACGCTAAGGACTTCGTAGGAACGTTGGGGCGTGAGCTAGGGAAGCCTATTTTTGATGGTATGAAGGTAGGGTTAAGTAACCTACTTAAGTTTATGGCTAAGCTATCCGAAGACGGGACTATACAGCGCTGGCAGAATAACGTTAAATACGCCCTAGACATGGTCGGCGGAGCCTTCGCCAAGCTGGGGGCCATAGGAGAGCAGACATGGAACTATATTACTTACCTGGGTGCGGAATTTTACGCGAAGAATAAACCTATTTTTGACCAAATGAAACAGGTTATGGGCCACGTATTCGACATTCTGCAAACTAACGCCGGGCCGATATTGGGCTATATTACGAACGTATTACTACCTAGCCTTATTAATACACTATTTTCGGTAGGTCAAAAGGTACTAGACGTAGCGAACTACTTTATGGATAACTGGAGTTGGATAGGGCCGTTAGTGGAAGGTATCGCTATTTCACTGGGTATCTACCTTACGTACCTGGGATTAGTAAAAGCTATGACCATAACGGCTACGGCTATGCAATGGCTTTGGAACGCGGCTATGACCGCTAACCCTATAGGGTTAGTAATCGTAGGCATAGGTTTACTAATTGGCGCCGGTATTCTTCTCTACAGGAACTGGGATATGGTAAAACAAGGAGCTTCCGATATGTGGATAGGAATCGAAAACGCTTTTAAGACTGGGGTAAACAAAGCGATAGGCTGGCTTAACTATCTAATTGACGCTGCAAATAACATACCGGGTATCGACATAGGACACGTAGAAACCCTACAAATGGGACAAACGTCGGTACAAAAACAGGCATCATTTGACGCAGTAAGGGGCGTAGACGGAAGCTTCGCTAACGGTCTAAGCTACGTCCCCTTTGATGGGTTTAAGGCTGAACTACACAAAGGGGAGCGAATATTAACAGCTGCGGAATCAAGAGAGCTTAACTCCGGGCTATTGGATACTACGTTTCAGCAGAATCGTAGCGGGGAGAACGCAGCGCCTAACGATGTACGCGAAGATCGAATACTAACAGCAGGTGAATCTGGAGAACTTAGCTCCGGTATACTAAATAATACTTTTCAGAGAAACCTCAGCGAAGAAAACACCGCTTCAAACTCGGCCCGTGGCGGAAGATCCGTATTTGCTGGAGCGTCCCAGGAACTTGACGCCGGACTATTTAATAATACTTTTCAGCAAAACCGGGAAGAAGAAAACCCAACGCCCAGCGCTGGACGTGGGGAGCGGATACTAACAGCCAGTGAGTCCCGTGATCTTAACTCCAGTACTAAGAATTCAGGTACTAAGAATTCAGGTACTAAATCTAGCCCTATTAGTAAACTGGCGGATAAGATCGAAATCACAATTACAGACGCGGATAAAAAAGACAGTAAAACTATGGCTGGAGAGATCCTAAATCATCTTCACGACATGCTTAAAGCCGCTGATGCCATTCTGGGAAGCTCGGATATGGGGGTTTTACTATGATGCCTGGCGTAGATGTTGACATAACCATACGGGACAGTGTTACGGGTTCTTACGTGCGTATTCCTGTGGTACCGGAAACGCTGGAGTACGGCGAAGGGGACGCGTTAACTGATAGTGTAAAAATACTAAACCTAGGTAACGTAGAATTCCCTAGCGGCGTAGACTTGGATACGCTTAGCTGGTCGTCTTTCTTTCCGGCTCGTTACGATCCTGGATACTGCGCGACAAGTGACTTAAAAACGCCCCAGGAATACCGCGACCAGCTGAAAGCGTGGAAGGAAGCAAGTACTAAGTTACAGATAGTTTGCCCAGCTGTGGGCTTAAATATTTCTATGCGATTACAAAGTTTACCCTGGACGTTTAGCGGATTCGAGGGAGACATCGGGTACCAGGTATCGTTTAAACAGGTAAAGACTGTAGCCCCGCGAAAAATATCTACGGCTACAGCTTCTATAATGTCCGTTAGTTCAAAGACGCAGCAGGACAGGCCGCCAGCCCCGGCGCCTGCACAAGCTAAAACATACGTAGTAAAAGCCGGAGACTGCTTAAGTCTTATTGCTAAAAACAATGGATACAGCGACTGGCATACTATATACGACGCGAACCGCAGCGTAATAGGCGACAATCCCAACTTAATTTACGCCGGGCAGGTATTAACTCTACCGTGACGCTAGACATACACCTTAACGGACAAAGCTTACGGGGCATATTGTCGGGGCTGCCTAAAATATCAGACCAGTTAAACGGAGTTTGTAGGTCATTAGACTTTAGTGTTAAAAATTCGGAAGGCCTAGAAAATTACATGGGGCA